TTCCTGTAGCGCCTTGTAATGTTTTAATTAAATTGATTTGATGGTCTACATTAATAAGAGGATATGTTGGATCAATTAACAATGTTACCATTTTGGCAGTTTTTTCTGCCCACATATCAGGTACTGCAGTTTGTCCTCCAACTGCGCCTGCAACAACCATCTTTAAACCACGAGCTGTTATTTGTCTATCAAATACTGCACCATTTGAACTATTATTTGCTAAAGACGTGTCAACATAGTCTGAAACGGTATTTGTTTGAGCAAACTCTGGATGCGCAGGATCAATATGACCGTCTACAATAATAACGTCAACGTGTTTACCAGATGCTGTAACAGCTAATTGGTCAATAACAAGTGACGAACCATCTGCGCCCCAGTTATTTCTATTTGTAGCTTCACTATGTCTAAGTAAACCCCAGTTAATATCTGACGCGTCGGTAAACCAATTCTTATCAAATTCACCATTTGTAATTCTATAAGATGGTTTAATAGTAAGTTCAACCAATTCCCTTAAATCTACATCCCATACTCTATCATCAGATTTAATTAATTCAACTTCATCATCGGTAAGCATATAATGAGTATTGCGACTAATTGGTCTTTTGTGGGCTACTTCAACTGCACGATCTGGAATGAACAAATTACCACCCGGCGTTTCCATATCTTCATAGAAACTTTCGAGGTCTTCTTTATTATGAAGAGTAACTATCCACTCTCTAAGCATTTATTAAGCCTCCAATTGAAGGACGGTAAGAGTAACTTGTACAGTACCTGTTGAGCCTGATCTGTTTTCTACTCTTAATGGAATAGTGGTATTTGGCGTAGACTCTAAGCTATAACCAATTGTGCCAGGTGAAACGATTACTGTTTCAGCACCTGTTGTTATAACTTCGGCAATCACACCCGCATCTGGTAAAGGATCTGCAGTATCTAAACGACTTGCGTCAGCGGTCCTCGTAGCACCGTTAACATATATCCGTACCCAAGCAGCTTTGTCAGTTTCAATCGCCATTAATGCGTAACCTTTAAAACCTGTGATGCTTAAATCTGCAGCAGCGTTATTTGCCAGTGTACCCGTGGTTGCTGTTACGTCAGTTCTTGATTGTAGACTTGAACCACCACCAGCACCTGCCGCAGCTTCGATTTCAATATCACCATTCATTCCTGAGTGGGCTGTACATTGGTATTCGTATGTGCCACTTATTGTAGCTGGGACTTTCCAATAAAGTGTACCTGATGTTTTACCTTGAGCATTAGCACCAGTCGTTTTAGTGCCGTTAGTAGCGATATGTGTAAGACCAGTACTATAAGCAGCACCACCATTTGTTTCAATCTGAAATGGGTGCGATCCAGCCAATGCCGTTAAATCAAAAGCAATAGTTTCTCCAGCTCTTACATAAGCTGTTGGGTTATCGGCAGTTCCGTTAGTATCAAATCTATACGCACTTGTGCCGTTAGCTGATACGACATAAGTAGTTTTAGCTTGTTGACCAATATCTTGTACATCAATATCTGCAAGGGCTATTTCTGTTAATCCAGCAAAAGTGGATGAACCACCGCCAGAACCTGGATTATACCAAGCAAGTTGCCCCGCTCCATTCGTTCCAAGTACTTGAGTATTAGCGCCGTCAGCAGTTGGCCAGCTTAAACCATCAAGAATAATTTTACCGTTGCCGTTAGGTGTAATTGGAATATTGCCGTTTGATACACTGGTAATTACTTTACCATTTACATCAATATCCCCGCCAAGTTGAGGAGTTGTATCTTCTACTATATTTGCAAGACCACTTGCCCCAGCTGGTAGATCTACCCAGTCATAATCAGAGCCCGTCCAAGCAAGAACTTGATCATCTGCAGCCGAGCTTACATTAATATGAGCGTCTAAGTTTGCGTTTGTATATACGGCTCCGCCACCAGCACCTGTATTTGCAAAGCTAAAATTACCAGACCCGTCTGTTGAAAGAAACTGTCCGGCGTTACCATCGGTAATACCAAGATCTGTAAGGTCCGAAGGAATGTCTGGTTTATCTGTTAAGTCGTCGTAGCTTCCACCAAATGCTGCATCGTCTGCATCATACAATTCGGTAAAGTTTAAATTAACTTTTTGCATGGCGGTTCTAAGTGGATCACCAGTACCGTCGTTAGCTGCGGCTCCAACATTAATTACCTGTTTTGCCATGTTTTTAAGCTCCTGTGTTTTATATACTATTTATTACGAATTGTCAACAGTAAAGTTAGTAGAATCTGAAGTCCATACTGCGTTATCTGCTCGTACTGTTTGGTCACCGATCGCCTGGTTTGGTCCAACAATTGGATCACCACCGATAATATAATCGTCTTTTCTGACTTGTCTAAACAGATGAGATATGGTTGGTCCAGTCTTTTTCTGATATGAAAATCTACTGAACATTTTAGTACCTGCTAAATGCGTAGTATCTTTAAGTGGAGTTTCGTATCTTTTGCTATCAATAGTTGATTTAATAACATAAGAAAACTCTTGATAATAATCACTGTCTTGTATTCGAGTGTTTGGATCATAATAAACATCTTTACCATCATCGGCAATGGTTTTAGTGTAGCCATTAATATGAGATGTTTCGCTGCTCCAAAATCCTGCTGAAATACCTTGTGAGTCTGCATTCATTTTAGCTTTTGCTTGACGTTCACCGTCATCGTTGATTAAATAAACTGTTTCGTCATCAATATATCCAAAACCAGAGTTTCGTATTTCAGCTTCGGAAATCCTACCTGTAGAGAATAATGTTTCGTTACCCATAACTGCGTTTTCACCAAACCGTTTTGAGGTGTAATCTCTTTCTACTGCAAGTAAATCATACGCATTCCCTTTATGATTAAAGAAATCAGAAGCACCTGTTTTAAAACCATAATAACTATAAGGTCTTACATATAACGCTCCAAGGTCAACGTCGACGCGAGTAATTAAACCTGTTGTTCCAGTTAATGGCTGGTTAATCGTATCACCTACTGTAAAGCCAGCACTAAAATTATCAACTAATAAAATCTGTTCGAATCTTTCAAACGCAATCATCTGTTCATCTCTAACTAGAGAAAATACATCATTAATATAATTAGATCCAGGGTTGATATTTTCAAAGGCGACAATCGTACCAATATCAAACGGTGTTAAATCAAACGCTTGATTCATGGGAGTCGCAAGAGTAGCCGGGCTTGCAGTACCTGACATTGGAATTAATGCGGGCGGTACCGTATTAAAATCTGAAGAGTTTAATGGAACACTTAAGAAGTTTGAAATTACATCAGTAATAAGAGAAACGTTTTCAATATTAGTAAGTTCTTCAATTCTAACATGAGTTGGATCACCAGTGTTAGCGTATAATGGGCCGGGCGAAGAATCGTTTTTACCAGCTACTGTAAAAATATCACCTGTTTTTGCTACTGGGTCGTATGCAGTATATGTTACACCGCGTGCAGTTGCTGTAATATCTCTGCTAATATCAAATTCATCTCCTGGTTCCATTTTAACACCAACGGCAGAAATATTCTGACCGATTACTGTACCTTGGTTACCAGCCGAGTCCGTTAAAACTTCGAGCTCCACAAATTCTGTGTTCGCGTTATTTAAAATAAAAACTTGATTTGAAACTAAAAGCTTTGTATTTAAAATTGTATATCCAAATCCGCCGTCTTCTAAATCGTACGAAACAGTACCAGTAAATTCGTCTTGCAATCCAGTAACAATAGCTTCACCACCAGCTCCGTATTCACTTTCGATCCCAAGAATATCACCAATTTTATTTCCTGTTGTACCGCCGTAAGCTAAATCAATATCAAGTGAACTCGCTGAACCGTTGAGTTTACCAAATGCGACGTCTGAACCACCGATCCTAGTTAAAATATCGTCGTACTTTTCAAACTTACCTTTAGGGTCGGTAATATAGATAATAGGTGTAAGTGTACCATTTAAATACACAAAGTTAATTTTGTCAACAATAGCTTTTGCTTTTGAAATAGAACCAATAATATTTCTGCTTAAAAGGTCTTTGTACTCGTATGCAGTAACACCGTCGGGCGCAAGGAAATTATTATTGTTTGGAAACATTTGAAGATAAGTACCAGTCTTCCAATTAGAATCAGAAGGCTTGAACATATACTTAGATGGATAACTTACATAAACGTCGTCTTGGAAGAATAATCTAAAAAATAGTAAAATACCTGATTCGGTACCTTTACGTCTATATAAATCCATAATATTTTTAATTACGAATTTTACAACATCATCATCCAAGGCTGGAAGGTCAGCCATATATTTCTTTTTATAATACACAATCATTGAAGCTAGAGTAGTTCCAATGTCTCTGTATTCAAACATGCGTCTGGTGTTATATACACCCATGTTAGGTTGTTCTTCTACAAACCTATAATATTGTTCAACCATGTCAACAAGTTCTTTACCGTTTTCACGATATATAGCTGGAAACTGTTGAGCTATTTTAAATGCAATATTTTTTTCAACTAGTGTGACTTGGTTGTCAGCCATTTTATTTGACCTCTATCATGTTAATAGTAACATCATTGTCGTCAAGAATAAAGATTCTGCCGCTTGGAGCCTTGATGTCATCTTTAGCTGTTGTTACCATTACTCTGATTCCGGATCCTTGGTAACCTTGCGTTTGGAAACCAATTAGGTTGATTTCGCCAGTTAGATAATTAATATTACCAGCAACCGGGTTTACAACCTGTGGGTTAACCAAGTCAGAAGTAACGATTTGAATATTACCGTTACCATCGTCTTGGAAGAAAGAATCTAAATTGTTATATTGGAATACGCTACTTTTAACTGCCGGTTTATAATCAGTAAATCCTTTGGTAGGATTAAACGGATATGGCTTAATAAGTTCCGCAAAGAATTTAAATGCAGGACTTGCTGAAACATTTAATGGTGGTGAATAAATGATATAAGGACAAGCCATAACTTCGTTACTAATAAACGCATTTGTTTCAGCAGCATCAATAGCTGAACTCATTTTTGAAACTCTTAATGTCGTATTAAAATCATCAAGGTTATTTGTGGCGTAATTGGTGATTGCTGACCTTGCTAATAATTCTAATTCACCGACTGATTTCTTTGTAATTTTAGGATCAAAATAAACGTTAACATTAACACACCCGTAAATAAATTCTGAGTCAATAAAGATTGGCTCAATAGCAATTGGTGTCTTATCTCTTAGGAAAGAAATATAAGCACTTGAAAGAGTAGAGGATAATCCTTCTCTGCCTTCACCTAAATATACTGAAATAGCAACTTTACCAAATTGCGGTGGGTCTAACGATTCTCCACCATACGCAGCAATTGATTGAATTTCAGGAAACTGTTGTTTAAGAATAATTTCATAATCTTTTGTAGTAATAGCTCGTTCTTGGATTTGAATAGATTTAGGAGCGAAGTAGCGAATACTTTCTAAAGATTCTCTTTCGGCACCACCTGCTGCAGCAGAAACTGTTTCCACACTTGCCTCAGCGGTTTCCGATGTTAAACCAAGATTAAATGTGAAAGCTCCGTTGGCTTCAGCGCCTGACGTGATTCTATATCTTACACGAATATCCTCAAAGGCCTGTGGTTGTAAACCAAATACATTATTACCAAAATAAACTGTGTACCGACCATCATAATATGGTTCTACATAAAATACTTTATCGGTTGGCCCAACACCAAAAATATCGTTTTTACGCAAGAAGATATTTTGGTTTTCAGTTTCTTCAGCGTCAACAAATACTTCGATTGAATCTACATCCGCATTTTCGTTCGATAAAATAACTCGTAAAATACCGTCGTCACCAATGAAATAGCCTTCACGTTCAAAGCTTGCGAGCATTGCGCCTTCAAATATTTCTACGTTTTCTGCAACAAAAACCCCAGGTCCTGTTTTACGGGCAACATAGGTTACGTTATTTACAAAATCATAATTGACGCCTTGGTATGTTGTCGTGAAATTAGAATAAGCTGGAATAGTTACGGACTGGTCTTTAATAGACGCGTCAGTAATTGTAACATTTACAACAGCCATCGGAGACTTCCTAGACCTTGGTAAATAATTTAATTCTTTAGCATGTGAAATTACTGAATTTTTTAAGACAGCCGAGTCTAAGAACATCTCGTTAATTGCCATGTTAGCATAAAAGTTATTTTGGAATGTGTTATATGCTAATACATCCAAAAATACACTCATATTAGAGCCTTCAAAGTTATAGTCTTTAAATTGAGTTTGGCTTGTCAGATATGATTTAAACTGAGTTTTAATTGCTTGAAAATCAAGTTCTGAAATATTTAGTTTAGCCATTTACCTAGTCCTCTCTAGAAACACGTCTAACGAAATCGGCTGTTCTACGTTTTTAATATAAAATACTATTCTCACATTGACTTGATTATCATCAATATTTGAGCTTACGATTACGTCAATAAGTTCTGCTCGAGGCTCATTAATTTCAATAGTATCCCGTATTTTATCTTCGATTAATGTTATAACTGACGGCGTAATATTTTCAAATAACATTGCTTGTATATCACCGCCAAGGTTTGGCTGCATTAATCTTTCGCCGCGGTTTGTTAATATTAAATTTTTAATTGATTCTTTTACAGCATCTTCATCTTTAAATACTGTTAAGTCATTAGACACGGGGCTTTTCTCAAGATTTTTTTTAAAATCTTGGTAAATGGTAATTTTTTTAGTTCGTGCTGTATATAGCTCAGCTACCATCGTTGGCTCCTACTTTAGTTTATTTATCTTTATTTTCATTAACTGCCCCACGAACGCTCTCTCCCGGTGTCCAAGTGTATAAAGTTATCAGAAGAATATGTACCTTGTCCGACAAGACCTTCTTCACTAGCAATTTGTTTTATCCTATTCCAATCACTTCGTGACCAGGCATCATTTCTAATATCTATTGCCTTGCGCTTGATATGTAAAGAATTTTCCTTCGCGCCTCTTCCGAGTTTGCGCAAATGTTCGTTATCTTTTCTACTTCTGTAACCACTAAGCATTAGAAAAGGACCACTAATAAGACCTTCGCTTATACATCTTGCATGCAATCTTTTAACTCTAATCTTTACATCATTTGTAAGAAGTGTCCAAGCTTCGTGCGCGGGTGCAGCACTTGGTCTGGTTAAATAACCAGCGCCTGGTTTGATTTTAATCCAACTAGTCCCTGCCAAAACTTCTTCCCATGTCGGTAATCCCTGTAATTCCTCAGGTCTAGGTGGAACATAATTTGACGGTTGAGTGGTTCGCCAAACTTGTCGTGTTTGGTCTGCTGCTTCTTGTCGTGCTTCTCTGGTATATCTAACTGCGCCAGATTCAATTGCTTTGCCAGTAACTCTGTTACCTGCGTTTTCTAAAGTATTAAAAACTTCCAAATAACGATTTGAAAAATCATCTAGCGGTGCTTTAAGACCTTTTACTAAACCTTCGATTCCTGTAGCAAAAGCGCAAATTCTAGCAATTAAAAATTGAATTTCTTCCAGTGACGGGTTATCAAATAGACCAATACAATAATCAATAATTCCCTTTATTTTATCTTTAATTCTTTGTATATTTTCTTCTGAAAAGAAAAGCATAATATCGTTTTTAATATTTGTAATTCTATCTAAAATTTTAGTTTGAATAGCGCTTGAAATATCTTCCATAATTTGAGCAGCATCAAAATTTGAAATAATATCTTTAACTTTTTGAATTGTGCCTTCAATCATTGAAGCAATTTTTTCTTTAATAGCTTCAATAAGAGCTTTTACTTTAATCGCGTCAAATATAGCTTTAAGCGGGTCCTCAATATTTCTAATTTTGGAAATAAACTCTAAAGCGTCACTAATCAATGCGCCAACCGTTCCGAGTATATTAAAAAATCCGCCGATTGCACCAAAAATATTTGCAAACAAAGAGCAAAATCCACCTAATACACTGTCCGAAAAATCACCATTATAATAATTATCAAGCTCTCTTATAAACTTTGAGCCATTGGCGTTTCCACTTATAATTGCAGAACCAGGAGTGTAATTACTATCTGATAAAAATGACGCATACTCCAAAGCAGTAATAGGACCGTATGTTAACCTTTCAGATATAACTTTATATTCAGGTAATTGTGCAACAACGTATGGTCTTTGTAAAAAATCGTTATTAACTTTGTTTAACGAATCATAAAATTCATTTCCAAAACGTTTTACTACTTTAGTTAAAGGATTATTTTCAACATCAGCAATAATACTAGCTTCAAACTGTCTTGCAAATTCGTCAACTTGATTGAGGGTAAACTCGCCGTTTGCTTTTACGTTACTTCCAATAACTCTTGGTGCTGCCGATCTTAAACAGCTATCACACATTTTACTACTTTTAGGACTACATGTACAAGCCATTATTAAGCACCTCCTTGAGTATCTGTTGCCCTAGCTTTGACTGCTTCAATAGCATCGCGTATAGCCTGGATTTTACCATCAGCTGTTTCAGCTCCTAACGATGCGTTTATTCCAACTCCTTCGTATTCGCTTTTTCCAGCTCGTGGGCCAGATATTATAGGTAACGACGCAAATTCATTAGCTAAGTTCCCGGCAAATTGATCCCGAGTAATTTCGTCATTTAAATATTTGCTTAAACCTCTTTGCTCAAGTAAAACCATAGCTAGTTTATCTTGGTTTATAGGACTAAACAAATCGCCGGTGCTTAGACCTGCTTTTGTATAAAGAGCCGCTGATCCTCTTCCGGCGTTTATTGCTGCTTGACGGCTTGAATATGCGTCGTTATTATACCCACGCAATGTATCTTCGACGATTTGGTATCTTCCCGCAGCTTCAGATGTTTGTGGCCCGTTATCAATACGTTCCTGCCAATCTAAAACCTCTTGTATAGTCATAGTTGTAAGTTGTTTTGGAGGTTGGCGTGATTGAGTAATCTCACCCAAGACCGCGTCATATCCGTCCGGGCTTTCTAAATTACCAATGTATTCTAATAATGGCGTTGCATGCGACTGCAACACTGCTGAAATTTCACCAGCCGGGAATGATGAATTAGAATTATTACCGGTTGATGTTTCTCTATCATCTTGAGAAGCAGCACCAGCCGTGCCTCTACTACTAGGATCGTGCTGACCAGAGCTACCGCCGATATCTGTACTTTGTGCTGGTGGTTCTGGCGCTTCAACCCCGCTTGCACCTTTGGATCCTTCTGCGCCTTCCGCTTGTAAAGCATCACCGTTAGCCATGTTTACATTATCATCAATATGAACGGTTGTACCTCTTACTGAAAGCTCTCCATCGGAGCCCAAGACAAGAACCGCGTCTCCTTTAATATTAAAATCTGATGTTCCATTAATAAACATTTCATTGCCTTTAACATTAAACGTATCGGAGGCTTCCATCCAAATTTTATTTGATTTGAAATAGATACCTTGCCCAGCATCAATTTGCATTTCTTTAGCAGCCTTTATAGAAAAGGTACCAACATTTGCTTCTGTTTTAATATCTGCAGCTCTAAATTGTAATTGAACGCCGGCTTGATGTGTTGACTGGCCGCCCACTGATAATAAATGATTGCCGCGTACCAGTGTTTGTAGGTCGCCAGTAATTTCTTCTGTTTTATTTCCAACAACTTTAACATAAGCATTTCCAACAATAGTAACATTACTACCGCGACCAGCCGAAACGTGTTGTTTACCGTCAATAATTTCATACTTATCGTCAACAGTCTTTTCAGTTGTTAAACCATTAGCATCAATTTGAATATAAGAACCTTCGCCGTGGTGAATCATAATTCGTTCAGAGCCTGGCGATGCATCAATTTCAACGCTAGAGTCTCCAACTTTAATTACTTTATTAAACGTCGGTGATGCGTCATATGCTGTTGCTGGCTCGCTAAACGTTCCACCGTCAGCGCTGGGTATATTCATAGTTCTACCCATTTCCTGTTGTAAAACATATGTTTCTTCAAGATTTTCTGCACGCGATAATCTATCAGATTGAGGTTGGCCAAATTGCTCAGGTGCAGTACTTCTTGATGTGATCTCTCCAGCACTTGTAGGAGGTACATTACCCCAAAGCTCACCCGGCCCTCCAGGCTCACCCCATTTAGTCGCAAACTGTGTAGGAATTAAACCCAATATAAGTGGTTGCTGCGCATCGCGTCCGTCGAGCATAACACCAAATACAAAGTTATTAATTTCTGGAATACCACTACCGATAGCACCGTTTGCATCATAATCGCCTTTAGCCAAAATGCTCCACGGCAGCATCTCTGTTGGAACTTCTTTTTTAGTACCATGAATACCAAGCGCTCTTACTTGCACTCTGCTTTCATATCTTGGGTCATTGTTGTTTTCAACAACGCCAACGAAAAATAAAGGATTTGCAATACCTGACATTATTTAAGTTCCCCTTGGTGCTGCAGTATTTGAAGGTTGTTGCTGCCCGCCTGGCGCACTCCAATCAAACTTAGCCATTCTAAGTTGTGTTACCAAACTTCCTTCACTATTTGAAGAGTGATTTACGGCTTGAATTAAATATCTGCCAGACATAGTTTTATTTAATCCTTGCCCTTGGTCTAAACCAGATAAAGATAATAAATTTAAATTTACAATTTGACCAGGCCTTAAATCAAGCCGACCCATCAGTGAAGCGCCCAAAGATGTATTGTTTAAATGGTAATAATATGAAGTTCTGTTTTGGACAATTTCTGATAAATGCTGATCGTTTCGTAAAGAACTAGGTATATCACCATTGCGCAAATAATCTCTAAAAATAGTAAATGTTTTGGCATTATCATCTCTGAACATATCATTTCTGAATTGCTCTGTATGAGGATTAAAATTCATATCCCTCGGATTACCAGACATATCAATATAGCGTGGTCCAGTCTGTTCGCTGCTATAGTTAAAGTTTACATAATTAACCGCGCCTCTAACTAAATCAATTTCTGTAACCTTACTGCGATATGATCCTGAGTAAATATCTGTTACGGTATCAATACCCTTAGATATAATTTCTAGTGATTCGATTCTTTGGGTTTGAGCCTCGGCCGCGCCATCATAATCAATAACAGGTGCATAAAATAAATTAACTACTTCGTCTTCTGTAACATCTGCTATAAAATATTCATCGGTGCAGAAATAAAAGTTTTCAAAAGTTTCAAAGAATCTATATGTAAGCGATGGTGTGTCAGGATTATAAGCACGGGAGGCAAGCATATACATAGCCTCTTGTCCAGAAAGATCTGGAATAAGCAAACCAGCAATACCAACAGTTGGTTGAACAACAAAGTTGCGTCCTTCTTCGTTTTCAATTGGAATACTCGCCGTTTGGTACGGCTTAATTCTATTCG